GCCTGGGAGTAGTCATTCCCCTGGGAGTCACTGACAGCCAGCACCGTGTCCGTGCTGCCATTAACCGTTGCGCCCACCACAATGGCATCCCCGGCCGTTGTGGTGGTGCCTGAGGTAATCGTGACCGAGTTGACTGAGCTCGCGCTGGAGGCATGGCCAATGACATAAGGAGCACCCAGGGCAGGGACAGTGGCATACCAGACCCCTGCATACAGCATGGTCGTGGCATGCCCCTGAGCCGCCGCTGTCCAGGTGAGGCCATGGGAGTCAGTAATGCCCATGCTGACCGCCTGGCCGAACAGGCCATTGGCGGAAACAAGCGCTACGATCAGGCTCCCCGCCGGCGGGCTGAAGGATGGCGTCGTAACCGTGTGGGCTGAGAAGGAGGACACTGGCCCAGGTGAGGATGCATCCTGGAATAGGTGGCTGCCAGAGACGGGCTTAAATTCCGCCGCCGCACAGGAGCCCTGGAATGAGCCATTGGTGCCCAGGAGCTCAGTTCCTGGTGTTGTGGTCGTGCCACCCGTAAAGGTGCCATAGCAGCAGGTGTTGGTGCCATCGATCAGGTCATCGTAATAGCTGGTGACACCAACTGGGGTCTGGCTGGCATTGGTGCCATTGGTGCTCGCGCCCAGGGTCAGGGAATGGACCACGGTCGTGGTCAGGGAGACATCATGGGCCGCGGCAGCGCTCTGGGTGGCGGTGTTTCCCAGGGGGGTGGCATTCGGGTTGCGGAGCACCACACACCGCATCAGGATGCCGTTGGTGACCCCTGCCCCTGATGCTGTGGCTGTGACAGACAGGGACAGGGACATGAGCTCACCGCCCCCTGGCTGGCAGAATCAGGCCGTTGCCCTGGTTTTTGACGCTGTAGTCCAGCACGGCCTGCTGAATGGCCTGCTGGAGACCCTGGAGGGCCTGCGGGCCAGCCATGGCCCCGGACAGGTTGACATTGACGTTGATGTTGGTGCCACCTGCCGTGGCCAGGCCTGGCCGTGCTCCAGCAGTGATCAGGCCATTGCTGGCCCGGGCTCCCAACCGCTGCATGGCCGCATCCACCAGCGGCGTGGCCTGCACGATGCCCTGGACGAAGCCCATGACCGTCATCCGGCCGTGCTCCATCATCACCTTGGACGGGCTGAGGATGGACAGCACTCCCTTGAGCGCTCCCTCCGCCGCGTGCGCGACCGCTGAAGCAGCGGACCGGACCGCACCAATAGCGGACATAATCCCGTGGGCAAAGCCCATCACCACGTCCTTGCCGAGCGTCCAAACCAGGGTCGCCAGGCCATGCAGAATGGTGTTCGTAATTCCGCGCACTTCATTCCACAAAGTGGCGGTCAGGTGAACCAGGTCATGACCCGCCGCCGCCCAGTGGCCCTTGATCAGGTCCAGCACAATCTGGACAATGCCGAGAATCAGCGTCATCGCCATGTGAATTACCTGGCCAATGACCGAGAACACCATTGTCGTTATGATACGAATTGCATCCCAGGCAACCTTAAAAGCCGTTTTGATAATTGCCAGGGCAATGACGATGTAAACACGAATTACCGCCATCGCAACTCGGATGATATTCTTCAGGTCATTCCACTCTACGGTGGCGATTTGCTTAATCTCAGCACCATTCCGGGCCCAGAAGGCACGGAACATCTGCAATTGCTGCTGCACCCATTTCAGCGCCCCGGTCACGAACTTGTGAATGACCCGCGAGGCTGCCGCCCATGCCGCATTCCACGCCCCGGACAGGAAATGACCAAGGGCCGCTAGTGCGTCACGCACTACCTTGCAGTGCTTGTAGAGTTCATACAGGCCCAAAGCCAGGGCCAGGACGGCCACCAGGATGACACCGATCACGTTGGCGTCCAGGGCCACGTCCATGGCTGTGATCTCAGGAACCGACTCTGACGCGGCCATCCCGATTTTCCCGATGGCCCCGCTGACCAGGCCCAGCATGGCCTGGACGCCTGACAGGAGCTTCATGGCCCCGACGATGGCCAGGATGCCGCCAGCGAAGGCGGCGAGCTCCTGATGCTTGCCGATGGCCTGGAACAGCTTGATGAAGACGGTGATGACCTTCTGTGCTGCGGGCAGCAGTTCGGACCCAAAGTCAATGACCAGGGTGTCCAGCGAGCTCTTGAGCTCATTCCATTCCTGGCTCACCGTCTTCTGGGTGTTGGCCCATCCCTGCCCGAAGTCGCCTGCGGCTTCCTTCAGCTTGGGGAATTTGCCCTTGAGCCGGTCAAGCTGGTCCACCAGGATGCCAATACCAACACCAGCCCGCTTGCCGAAGATGTTGGTCATGTACTGACCCCAGTCGGCGGCTGGGACCTTGGAGGACTTCAGGTGGTTGACGAACTGCTGAATGGCCTGTGACATGCCATGGTGTTCCATGGTGGAACCAAGCTGGGTGCTGGTCAGCCCGATCTTCTTCAGCCAGTCATCGCCGGTCTTGAGCGGGGCCTCCATGGCCTGCCAGGCCATCCGGAGGTCAGTTGCCGCCTTGGCGCCACGGATATTGTTGTCACCAAAGACAGCCAGAGCCGCGCCCACCTGGTAAATGGACTGGCCATAGGACTTGGCCACGGCCATAACACCAGTGGACATGGCTTTGGCCAGGTCTTCCATGGTCATGTCACCAGTACCAACGGTGGCATTCAGGACGCCCATGGCTTCGTTATAGGAATGGATGCCAGGCACCCCGGAGACAATGGTCGCATCCAGGGCATTGGTGACATCCACCAGGTTGGCGTGGCCGGTAGCAGCACCTTCAGCGGCGGTCTTCAGCAGGTTCAGTGCTTTCGGGCCAGTGATCCCGACTGACTCAAACGAGGATTCAACATGGAACAGGGCCTCTGACAGGCTGCTTGGCGAGAAGCCGACCTGGCCGGCCAACTGAAGCACACCAGTGCGGAGCCCACTGAACTGGGATTTGGCCACCCCGGCCTGGGTCATGAGCTTGACGAACGCGGACTGGAATTTGGCGGCCTCAATGACGCTGTAGCCAAGCCCAGCCGCGACTCCGAGGGCGGCCATTTTGATCTTGCTGCCCCAGGCTGCGCCCTTGCCAGCCGCATCCTCACTGGCCGCCATGCCGTCGAGCTCTTTGCTGGCCCGGCCGATACTGGTCGCTGCCGCATCAGAGGCCACGACAAGCTGGTCTGAGGCCACAACGAGCTCATCCACAGCGGCCCGCTGGGCAGAAATGGCCGCCTCCGCCGCGGTGGACCTCTCGGCCCAGACCTCAGCGGAAGCGGATGCCCTGCCCTCGGCGGCGGCCAGTTCGTCATCGGCCGCCGCGGTGGCCTCAACCCCTCCTGCACCCGCTCCAGCGGCAGCCCCCGCCGCACTCTCATCCAGGGAGGCACCCAACTCAGCCGCCCGGGCCTGGATGGCATCGATCTGGGCCAGGAGCTCCTCGTCCTTGGCCATCATCTCGTCAATGCCGGCGACCCACTTCGTGGCGTTGGCCACGAACTCCTGAATCGCCGGGGGCAGAACCCCTTCGCCGGCCACAGGTCAGGTCCCCATAATCTGGAGCCAGCCCTTGACCGCCCCATCGGTGGCCTTCCCGGTGGCGATGAGCTTCTCCGCCGTGGGCTTCAGGTAGGGCCGTGGTGGCAGGTGGGAAGCAAGATCCCGGCCTGCATCGCCACCGAGCTCCTGGATGCGGGCGTAGACAGTCGTGCCGCCCACAATCACCGACCAGACTGGGCCTGAGCCCATGGGTGGCAGCGGCCTGACCGAGCCCGCCAGGGCCCCGCTCACCCAGGCTGGAGGTGAGCCAGGCGGGGAGTTGGTCGGCTCCCCCTGCGGGTGGCTGAAGGTCCGCAGCGTGAGCAGGGTCTCTGAGGTCATCAGCAGGCCCATGCCAAGGGCGGCGGCACGGGCGGCAGCAGGAGCCTTGGCCTTCATCTGCGCGAGCTTGTCGTTGACCTCAGCGATGGTGGCCACCAGCTACCGACCCCCTCGCCGTGCCCTGAGTTCGGCTTGCCGGGATGCCCGCTCCTGGGCAAGGTCCTGAGCTCGGTCCCTGGCCACGCCCATCTCTGGTGCCAGGTCCGCGAAATCGGCCGGAAGGTTATCCACCACCTCAGGCGGCCACTGGTAGCGCTCAGCGAAAAAGAAATACTCCGCTAGGTCTTCCGAGACCGGGCATGAGGCACCGGGCCTGTCAAGGAACCAGTCGATGAGGCGCTGCCTGAGATGACTTTCGGTTTTGGGCCGTTCAGCACCCTGTCATAGTGCGGCCGGACGGCATCACACAGGGCCTCAATGTCCTCAATAGAGAGGTCATCAAGGATCTGGTCTGCTAGCTCAACAGTGGCCGCATTCCTGGGCAGAGTCTGAGGGAATGACCAGGCGATGATCATGCTACGGAGGAGGGCATAGTTGATCCGGTCCTCCAGGTCGCCATAGAACTCCCGCTTGTCGTCATCACCTCCCACAACCACCTTGATGGCAGACTTGGCTCTGCGCCGGTCTCCTGCTGTCAGATTGTCCCGCATTTCGGCATAGTTGCCGTCCCGCAATTCAACGCGCACAGATCATCCCCTTAGTAGCTGACGACTGAATTGGTCAGTGCGATCTGGACCGGGGACACCCCGCCAGATGGGCCAGCATTGGTGCTGTTGGCCACTGCCATGACCGTGGTGTTATAGCCGAACGTGGTCTTGCTGTCCTCGATCTCACCTGTGTCATAGGCGGCCACCTGCACATTGATAACCGCCTGCACCAGGTTGGCACCTGACAGGCCATTGGTCGCCGTGATGGCCAGGATGGGCTGGGTGTTGTTCAGGTACAGCAGGAATGGGGTCTCATCAATGGCCGGGTCGTAGTTGAGGGCCAGGGTCGCGCCGAGCTCCCCCCGGGGGATGGCGAATGGGGTCTGCTGGCCACTGTTGGTGAACTTGGGATCAAGCTTCCTGGTCAGGGTCAGCTTCCACTCAGCGATGGTGTTGACCTGGGAAGCTGCGATGCTGACGGTGGACGGCCAGGAGGCCTGGGGCTTGACCGTGGACAGGGTGGCCGTTGGGGTAGACCCTGCGATGGCTGAGGCAAACCCGGTGCCCTTGCCCTCCCACATGAGCAGTTCCGTGGCCGTGCCCGTCAATGCCAGTTCTGACATGCAGGTGTAGGCATAGTTACGGGCACCAGTTGATGCCGTGACCCCGGTATAGTCCGTGAAGGTATAGGTCGGTGGCTGAGCCGCTGAGAATCCTCCCATGCCCGTACCTGAATTGAGCAGGGAGAAGTTGTGAACATATGTCGTCACAGCCGAATAGGGCGTCACTGGCGCACTTGAGGCATGGTTCTGGTAAAGCGGTGAGCTCAAGGTGACCGTGGTGGACACCACATTCGTCGCTGTCCGCACTTCCTCAGCATTCGTGGCCAGGGTGCCGATAGCGATAGTAGTTCCTATGGTAATGCCGGTCGCGGAGGTCACGCTGATGGTGGTGGCACCAGCGGTGTAGCCCGCCGACAGGGTGGTCGGCGTGCCTGGGGTGCCATTCACGGACTGCCAGTAATCCCCGAGGATGTTGGCCAGGGAATAGCCAATGCCATCACCGAAGAATGGGCCGCCCATATCCAGGTCTGAGATCTCCACACCCTGGATCAGGTTGTAGAGCTCAGCCATGGAGTTACGCCAGGCATTATCCTTCAAATAAGTGACGTTATCTTTCGGGGTAAACTTCGTCATCGGGTAGGTGTAGCTCGGCGCCACAACAGTGCCCGCTGTCGCTTCCTTGGCCAGCCCGATAAACCTTCTGGTAACCGGGTAGACGGCGCTGGCGGTGCTCATTCTGTCGCCCCCTTCTTCTTAGCTGGGGCGGCCTTAGGTCCGCCATTGCCATTGGTTGCCCTGGTGAGGTCCAGCACCCCGCCGCGCGGGGTCACCCCGGTCCACTGGCCATCAGCAGGTGGCACAGCCAGGGCCCCCGGGCCATCGGTGTCCCACCCTGGGCAGGGCTCCATCGCGTACTCGTGGCCAGGCTCAACCTCAAGGGGCCTGGGTGAGACCTCGCCGTCGTCGTCTGGGGTGACATCGAGGTACTGCGTGTAGACCCTGGGCTCAGTGCCCAGGTAGACGTACAAGGGGGTGGCTTCAGCCACATGCCTCCAGGCGAGGTGGTTAGCGGGGCATAATCGGGCAGTGCACCGTTTCCGGCTGGTGGCCCTGACGGTGATCACTTGCGGGGGGAGCACCCTCATAGGCCGCCGCCAGGACGGCACTCCGGTCTGGGGGTTCATCGGTGGCTCGGCGGAGGGTGATGAGGAGCCTGAGCGGACGGCGGTGCGGGAGGTGGCAGAGGAGACTGGCCTGCTGGTGACCGCAGGCGGCATCCTGGGCCACCGGACCCACCCGCTGACAGACGTGCGGGTGGCATATGTGAGCGCCTGGCCCACCAGGGGCACTGAGGCCAGGGCCCGGCCCGGCAGCGGGCTCCTGGAGGTCCGCTGGGTGGACATCCCAGAGGCCATCCGGGTCATGCCAGGGATGTATGAGCCAGCCAGGCGGTACCTGACCACCAGGCACCGCTGGTACACCGCTAACTCTGGAAATACTCCTCAGCAGTGATGGTCAGGCGGCAGTCATAGCGCAGCAGGCGCTGGTCAGCCAGCGAGTGGACCACGGAGTATTCGTAGCTGAGTTCCTCCCCGATGCCCAGAATCAGGGAAGTGATCTGCCCCGTTACCGGGTCAGTGATCTCCACCTCATCCGGGCTGGGCCTGAGCACAGCCATGATGGCGTCGATGACGGCAGCAAAGTTGGTGTCCGCAGTGGGATCTGAGGCCAAGCCCACCCAGGCCAGGAACAGCGGCACCTTGTGGATGATGTGTTTCCAGCCGGGCCTGATCACGTTCGGCCCGCCGGCCCGGGGCGAGGTGAGCCGCTTCTCCTCGCCGCTGATTGGCCACAGGTAGGCCGTGGGGACCGTCAGGGTGCCTGGGTCTGGCGGGGTGATAAAGGCGGCCAGGTTGCCTTCAGCGCCCGCTGGGCCAGGCAGTGGCAGGCCGTTGAGGAGGTCAACCAGATAGGTCGAGACCGAATTTATGGGCACCGTTCACCCCCACCACACCTGCCAGGCCTCAAGAGCGTGTTCCTCCAGCCAGGTTCTCGAGACTGGCTTTGCCTCACCCCAGGTGATGAGCACCCCCTCAGACAGGGCTGCGGCATGCACGCCATCATCAAGCTCCAGCACCACGATGCCTGCCTCATCCAGGGAAGGGGCCTGGCTGACCGCGGCGGGCACGGTGCCAGCCAGGCCACCCCGCAGGAGCTCGGTCAGCACGGCCGGGATGTCAGCCGTAGCCCAGGCATCCCCGGTTACGGACAGGTGCAGGTCGAGAACTTCCTGATCCGTGGCCCTTTGCCCGGTTGCGAGCAGTAGGCTGTTCGCCACGGCAGCGGAGACACAGCCGGAGTGCCAGTCGTTGCCGCCCAACACCCAGGGCTCTCTGGACACGCCGGGAGCGGGCCCGGTGAGCCCTGGCCGGGCCTCCTTGTGCTTGGCCCGGTGCTCTTTGACCTTCTCCCGCTTCTTCCTGGCCTTCTCCACCCGGTGGGCTGCCACATGGCGGGGCAGCAGGCCAGTCTTCCGGTGGCTGGCAGCCAGTTCGTGCTTGGCTGAGGCCTGGTCCTTGCGGGAGCGGGCCCGGTCCCTGGCTGCCAGGGCCAGGTCCCGCTTGGCCGCAGGGGCATCCACATTCAGGTAGGCCTTGCGGGCTTCAGCAGTGGCCCGGGCCGCACCACGGCGGGCCTTGGCGGCATCCCGCATGTCCTTGGCTGCCTCAGAGCGGTCCTTGGCCCGCTGGGCGGCTGGGCCCAGGTGGGGCCGCTTGGCCGCTTTCCGCTTGGCGGCAGTGGACTTCTTGGCCTTGGCGGCCGGTACCGGCTTCTTGGCTTTGACAGGAGCCTTGGCCTTAACTGGAGGCACCGGCTTGTTGTCCTTGCCAGGGGGCGCCGGCTTTTTCAAATCACCCTCTTGTAAGGATGGATCAAAAGCTCAGCCTCACCCGCATATGAAGCAGGGTCTTTCATGCCAGTGCCAGTTCCCGGGCTGGCCTGAATGCTGGTTGCCGTGCTGCCGCGAATCAGGGCCTGGTAGACGCAGTAAAGAATGGCGGCCTGGATGACACTGTTCGGCAAGGTGGAGACCATGGTCCCCACGGCATGGTCCGTGGCCAGCGGGGTGGCCAGGGTCAGCCGGCCAGGCCCGCTGACAGCGGCGGCGGCCACGGTGGCGAAGACTTCCTGGAGGCCTGGGTCGTAGATCGTGCCCGTGGCGCCCGTGCCTGAGGCGGTTAGCTGGGCAATGAAGGCCTGACCAGGCAGTTGCGGGACAGTGGTGATGCTGGAGCCTGCCTGCATGACGGCCTGGGGCGGAGGGCCCCAGCCGGTGCAGTCATCAATGGCAATGTCCATGTCACCCTGGCTGGCAGCCTCAATCAGGCTGCCGTGAGGCCAGCCATTGATGTAGACCGTCTCAACCTGGTACCCGTACCGGCCAGCCAGCCAGCCAGCGAATCCTGGTGCGAGCAGGACAGCCTGGCCTGAGTTGTCAGACCCACCCGGGGAGGTGGTGCCATAGACCCCCAGCAACGGCTTTTCGATCTTGTAATACTGCGGGCCGATAGGGGTCCACTGGGCCGGGAAGGAGTTCGCAATCGTAGACTGCCCACCCAGCACCTGAGTCACTGGGGAGCGGGAAAGCAGCAACCTGGCATTGCCATTCGGCTGCATCTGGAAACGCAGATCCCCGGGACCAAAGAGAGTTTCCGAGTCAATGGTTGCCCTCAATGGCTGGTTGACATAGCCATCAATCATGCTGGTGGCACGACGGCAGATATTGACCTGCTCATCAAACTGCTGCTGATCATCGGGCCTGGCCCCGCCGCCAATTGACTCCCACACAATTCCGGTAGGTGCCGCCAGCAACATAGCTGGAGTCACATAAGGCGTGCCAGCGGCCACGGCCACAGAAGCAGGGTTGAGCTCAGGCATGGGAGGTCTTCACCCCCCCTGGTCCCCGGTATGCTCAGGCCACTCGCGGAGAAGGCATCTCCGACATGGCTGAGATTTGACCCCAGTGCCCGCAGAGGGGCCCATGGCCTCTGACGATGGTCAGACGGGTAAAGCCTCTGACGAATCATGCTTGGGTGCCCAGCGCCCGCAGGGAGCCGGTCCCTGACGAATCCCATTTACCTTCATGGACCCGCAGAGAGCCACTCTCTGACCGTTAGCCTCACTTCACTGCGGCTTGGCCTTGTCGCAGCGCGTGCACAGCCACCCGCCTGAGTCGGGGTCCTCAACCGCATGCTTGAGGCAGATGAGGTCCCCGCACTCATGGCAGGTGATGCTGGCCACCGAGGGATGCCGTTTGGGCCCGCCACATCGAGCACAGTGCGGCCTGGAGCGACGGCGGGACCGCACAGGCCTAGCTGGCCTTCCTGGCCACTGGGCGGGCTGGAGCCTTGTGCTCAGGCTTGACCACAGGCTTGTCATCCTCCTTGAGCAGAGCGGCAATCTCGGCCCGCTCAGCCGTGCTCATGGAGGACAACTGGGCCACCAGGGTTGAAGCTGAGAGTTTCGGCGCGTCTGAGGTGCCCTGCACCTGTGATGCCACCGCGGCACCCATGGCCTTCATGGCCATCCGCATGGCCACCTGGCCCTCCCGCTCAGCGATCTCCACCTCACCCTGCTCATCAGGGGTCAGCGGGACGCCGGACGGGCTGGCCGACCAGCCAAAGTGGCCGCCAACCAGGATGGGGGCACAGGCCTCACACACGATCCTGGGGCGGTCTTTTTCATCGAGCTCCACCGTGTGAGACTTGCCGCACCCGCCACGGTCCTCAGGCACCTTGACCGTGCCTGCTTTGATCTTCCCATCATCCGATGGGGCCATATCCGACATGGCGTAAGCGATAGCTTTGCCCGCTGCCACATGCCTCCTGTTGTGCTAGATTGTCCGTTGCTTGCCCCGGCTCCGCCTGGTGCCGCATTGTGTCCGCACCAATGCCAGCCGGGGCTTGCCCAAGGTCCCGGGTGGCCCGAGCTTGCGGGGCCGTTCTAACCCATCCGCAAGTACCCACCGTTCGGCCCGCCCGGTTTCAGTCCCCGGGCCTGTCAGGTGCCGTCTCAGTCCCGCACCGCGGGCACACCACAGACCAGCCCTGCCACAGCCGCTTGCACGGCAGGCACCAGCGCCCGGCCTTGGTCCCGATGGTGAACTGAGGGCCACCACGCATGATCCCGGCCTGCTTCTGGCCGTAGAATGACGTGTCGATGTAGTGGGCGTCCTTGCCGGACATCTCCACCGTGCCGCCTGGCTTCTCGGCGGTGTACTTCTTCCCGTTGGCCATGTCCAGCCCGGTGCAGCCATCGGGCAGGCGTACGCGAGTCATCAGGCTCCGTTCTGGCAGATGCCAATGGTGGTGCTGCCACTGGCGGTGCAGGCATACAGCGAGTCGCCAGGGAACAGGACCACTGGCCGGGCTGAACTGGCTGGCACCTGAGCTCCATTGGCCGAGGTCACTCCAGGCCCGCCCAGGTAGACCGGGACCGCACCCGTGGTGATGGTGACCTGGGCGGCCACCCGGGCCGAACCAGATGCTGGTGCAGCACCAATCAGGACCGCACCTGGGCTGACCACGGCTGAGCCAGGGGCCACGTTGAATGCCCGCACGAAACTGGTGGTGGGCACGTCAGTGGAGAAAAACCCGGACACAAAGGCCGCGCTCACGGCAGTGATGGTGATGGTGTAGGCCGATGACCAGCGGTTGGTCCAGGTGTGCCCATCCGGGGCGGTGTCAAAGAAGATCGTCCCGGTCGCTTCGCGGATGCGCCACCAGGCATGCGCTACCGGGTCATAGGTGGTGGACTGGGTAAACGTGGCACTGCCCGCGGTCTCGATCTTTGCGAACAGGGTCCCCGCGCTGTAACCCATCTGGACGTAGTTGGAGCCATCCACGTCGGCCTCCAGGAATCCCTCCCTGTCGGCGCCCTGGCTGGGCACGGCCTGGCAGAACACCGAACTGCCGGTCAGGTCATACGTGGTGGTGGAGAACAGGGCATCGTAGGAGGCCACGCAGGGCACTGAGGCCTGGAGGCCACCAATGCTCACCCCGGCACTGGAGCCGTTCCAGACCGTAGCCAGGTCATTGACCGCGAAGTTGTCGATCAAGGTGGCGATCTTGGGCTGGGCCATGGGTCAGGCTCCGGTCTGGAGCACGCCAACGGTTGAGGAGCCCGCGGCGGTCACGGCATACAGGGCGTCCCCGGCGAACAGGTAGCCGCTCAGCGTGGTGCTGGCGGCCACCTGTGCACCGTTGGTGCTGGAGACGTTCGGCCCGCCCAGGTAGATCGCGCCACCGGAGCCGTTGGTGAGGTACCACCAGCCCACCGGGCCGGCCGCAGCCACCTGCGCCGCCGACGCAATCAGCGTCGCACTGGTGCCAATCGTGTACTGAGCGGAGGATGCCATAACTTAGGCCGCCACCCACACCCAGGTAGGCGAGCCTGATGCATAGGTGCAGACGAATGAGGCACCAGCAGGAAGGTAGATGGTGGCATTGCCATTGGTGGCTACGACGGTCAGGCCAAGGTTGATGTTATTGACCTTGATGGTGCCCATGGATGCAGCCCCATTGGTGATATAGGCGACGACATCCAAACCCGTGCCATTAGTCACGGCCACAGTGGTGGCCGGGAACGTCGGTGCTGTCACCGTGGGCGCGTTCTGTGTGTTGATGCCTGGTGCCAGTGGTGGGTATTCAAAGATGGTCGGCGGAGCGACCACAGCCTCACCAGGCGGGGGGGTTGGGAAGGACATGACCCTGCTCTCTCTGCTAGGAGCTACCGAGGGACACCCCGTGCCAGGAATGGCACCAGGCATGTGACCTGGTGCCATTCCTGTAGTGCACGGGTAAAGCAGACTCAGGTCCAGGTACCGACAGATCCTGAACGGTCCGACTTTTGCAGGCCTTGCACCAGTCCGCAATAGAATGGAGCGTTCACTACCATTGATCCGAAAAGGAACATGGAATAGCGGAAGCTGGCATCAATTACCGGCCACGAGATTGACAGGTAATCCTGGACTGCGACAAACTCAATCACATTCGACACATTGGACCATGCGAATGGCATTGTATAAGACATCAGGTAGACGCTACCCTGCGGTGTCCATGGGTGTACGACGACCTTTACGACCGAGCGCGTGATTGGGTTCTGGAACTCTGAAACCGCGGCACCCACCCGCACGCCTGGGACTTCACTCTGTTCCACGAACAGACGGTAATTCGTGGCTGCACCCTGCTGGACCACATCATTGGAGAGGCGCATGACATCGCCGCCCTCTCCGATAATCTCCGCTGGGTCGGCCCGGTAAGCACCGTAGGCATTACCTGTGCCATCCCACAACTGCTGGAATGCATTGTTCAGCACGGAGGTCTTCAGAATGTCGCCGGTGGACTGGTTGAAATAGCCCGCCTGCCATGACGACGGATAGATGGCTGAGCCACCACCAGAGGCACTGTGACCACTCAGGACTGCGGTGAGTCCTTCCTGGTCATTGGCTGAACTGGTGCCCGTGTCGGCGCCTGGGGGCTGGGCTGAAGAAGTGGGCAGGGCACCCTGGAGGGTGTAATACAGTCCGCCCACCTGAGAGGTGAATAGATGGTATGTTCCGGCCGATGCTCCGGTTGTGGCATAAATGTTATACCACTGGGCACCGGCAACGGGTGCGATTTGCACGTCCACAACCTGGCCAGAAGACCAGGCAACTGATGCCGAAGAACCGGCAGCAGTTTCCCCGAAGAATGTATTCGCGGTCACTTCCACGAAGACATTGGTGGTGATTCCGGTAAGGGCACTCTCACCTGAGTTTGCGGCCCTTGCGGTCAGGGTTGGAGCGGCTGGTGCGGAAAGGGCGATGGAGGTGGCACCCAAATGCGATGCTTCCTCATTCAGCATGAACTCCTGGAGCAGCAGGAGATTGGCCAGTGCAGAAATATCCTCGAAGCCTTGCCCGCTGAACTGAGCAAGCCAACTGAGATTCTCTGACAATCCCCAGAAACGATACGGGATATTCAGGTCAACTGCGTCCTGTGAGCCCGTTCCCGGGAGGTTCAGGGGCCATGTGACCTGAGACGCTGAACCCTGAATCGCAGGACTGCCAGCAGTCTGCACCAATTCAGGGATGGCGAGCCGCACGAATTTACCACCAGAGGAGCCGGTCTGTGAACCGGAAATGCCAGTGATAATCTTCCGACGACGGCTTGTGCCCTGCCCAGGAGTCCTAGGCAATTTGTTGCGGATAGGAGAATAGACTGGATAGATGAGAGAACTTGGGGCGACGAGATCGAAGGGCACGAACCCGGAGTTCAATGGGCTCGTCAGGGTAATTGACTTACCCAGCAGGTCGCCAAGCTGGGAATTAAGCTGGGAGACCAGTGAACTCATTGCCTGATTCTGCGGAGCGGCCTGCATAAAAGCGCCGAACTGGCCCGCAAACTCTGGGCTCAGGGACTTGATAACCCCAGCGGGATTCTCCAGGCCCTGCTTGATGGCGGTCCTGAAGGACATCTCTGCCTTCATGGACCTCCGGAAGATCTGGTCATCGTCATCCAGTGGCTTATTGCCACCTGGCCGGCAATACCCAGCGCCCTTGACCAGAACGGGCATCTTGTCGCTGAGCATTGCATCCGGGGCCTCATACTTGGCCGCGTCGTTGGCGTCGGCGTACCAGCTAGGGTTCGCCTCCGCCCGGTCCAGGGCGGTCTGTGAGGCCGCCCCGAACGGGAGCACATCAGTTGCTGCCACATGCCTCCTGAGCGTGTGGTGGGTCAGCCTGCGGCTGCGTGAGCCTGGGCTGAGAGCTTGTCCATGGTGGCCATTGCGGCCTCCCTGACGGCTGGGTCAGGGCTACGGGTCAGGGCCTCCACGTAGGCCCGGTAGTGGGCCTCCTGGCTGGCGGCGGACTTCTCGGTCTTCTCGGCTGCCTCATCGATCAGGCTCCGCCGCTCCACGGGAACGGGCGGGGTGTCCATGGGGGCCCTGGCCAGTGCGCCCCGGACGGGGGCCATTGCTGGGTCAGGCTGACGGCCGATCTCATCGACCTGCTTGCGCAGGTCTTCCATCTGGGTCTCATGCCGCTCGATGAGCGGGGTGATCTGGTCGGACAGCAGGGACTTCATCTCCTCCATGGAGATCCCTGCTGGTCCCACCACTGGGGTCAGCACGCCGGTCTCTGCCGGGGCAGAGCGGCGCTCAACCAGGTCCAGGCCAAACCGCTGTGCGGCCTTCTCCAGCCGCTTGCGGGTCATCGGCCGCTGTTCTGCGGTAACCCCTTCCGGGAGCCCATTGCCCCGGGACAGGTGGCGGCGGATGGCATCCGCGATGGCCTGCTGGATCTCAGGCCCATCGGAGACCTTCGGCACGGTGAGCTCCACCACCTCATCGGCCTTGACTGCTGGGATACCGCCCTGGCTGGCTGGGGCATCTGGCCGGGGGGTGTTGGTCGCGCCCATGTCTGCTGGCATCACGGACTTGCTCGATGCCATTGGGCACAAGTCAGGGAAGGAGCCAGCGATGTGGTCATGCAGCGCCTGGAGAGCCGCCTTGGCCGCATCCCGCTGGGCATTGCTGTAGTAGGTCCTGGCACTCCCAGTGGTGGTCCTGAAGTCCGCGGTCGTGGACATGGGGCCCTCACCTGGAGGGCCACCATCGGCCTTCCGGTTGGCTGGGCTGTCTGCCTCATGACCAGCGGTGATCAGTGGCCGCTGGAAGTTCTCAGGCTCTGGAGTGTGTGAGCTTGGCGGGATGTTGGCCGACCCGTTGGAGCTCGCGCTCTCAGCCGAATGGCCAGAGGACAGGTAAGGCCTCTGGTAGGACCCTGGCCTGATGCCCGAGGACGGTGAGATCTTGAGGCTGGGATACATGTCGCTGAAGCTCTTGTGGAGCATCGCAGCGGCATCAGCCAGAGCCTCAGGGTCGGCAGCCTTGACGGCGCGGGCAGCATCCACCAGGGAGCCGTATTCGGCAGCCTTACGGGTGTCCCCATCGGCCATGGCCGCCACGGCCTGGTCCAGGAATGGGCCAGGGTCAACCGCATCAGCCATGCCCTTGAGGGCCGGGTAGCTGGCCAGGGTCTCAGCCGGGTCATAGGCCGCGCACATCAGGTCATGCATGCGCTGGACGGCATAGGACGGCTCCTGGCCCTTGGCGGCCACTGACGCGGGCACCTTGTCCGCAACCGGGTCCGGGTCGGTGGCGATGCCAGCCTGTGGCTCCAGGCGCTCCACAGTGGAGGTGCCATCTGGCTCCCGGTGGCTGGCAGCCTGGTGAACATCGGCCGGAAGCTGGCGCTTCTTGCCCAGGTCGGCTGCGGCCACGGCCTCAGCAATGACCTCATCACCAGCCTCAGCCGTGATCAGGCCAGCTTCCACTGACTTGAGCACGGTGGCGGCCAGGTCAGCAATGGCGGCCTCACGGGCAGCCCGCTTGGCGGCCTTGGCTGACTTCTTGGCACCAGGCAGCTTCTTGCCGCAGTTCGCGCAGAACTTGTAGCCGGTGTCGGAGTCATAGGACTTCCCGCACCCACCGCAGTCCTTGCTACCCTTGCCCACCTCGGCTTGCTCGACCTCTGTGCCCGCGGAGGGGTCATCCTCCGACGACCCGACATCGGCTTTGGCGGTCGCGGAGGACTCATCTCCGACTTCATCGGCACTGGCCGCATCCTCAGCCTTGCCGGCTGGAGCCTTGCCGCTGCCATTGCAGTCCGGGCACTTCATGTTGTCGCCGCGAATCTTGCCATCACCCTTGCACGTTGGGCATGGCTTGGAGCCACCAGAGAAGCTGGAGGAATTGTCACCCACCGTGCCGTCATTGTTGGCGGCCTTGCCGAGTTCCTCCACCCGGTCCTCACCAAGGAGGGCCTTGGCCACTTCCTGGTCAATCAGGGCCTCCAGGACCTTGGTCCAGTCAGCCCCAGTCAGCGGGGTGAATGTGACCTCCTCGGTGCCCTTCCAGGAGTCAGGAATGCGGCCACTCATGCCCAGGGCAGCGGCACGGCGCTTAATGTGCGCACGGGCAGCACCTGGGTCCTTGGCGTGACCGGCCAGGTGAATGGCATTTCCCAGATCATCGCCATTCTTGATGGGGAATGACCCATCTGGCATTGCCGCGCCAGAGGAGGCAGCGGACTGGCGCTCACGGGCATTGAAGTCCCGCTTGGCCAGCCAGCGCTCAGCACCTTCCTTCGTGCCGTTGAACCCGTTCTCCTCGCCGTAGTGGTGCCACCTGGACCACTCAGCCCGCTTGGCCAGGTACTCAGTCCCGGTCATGGCGATGCCCTTCACGGAGGGCTCTGTGGCCGTCCAGGACTTCCGCTCAGCCTTGTAGGCCGCGATGGTCACCTCATCAGGCAGGCCCTTGCTCACGGCATCGTCTTCATCCACGTCATCGGTGCTGGCCGCGTCAGAACCGCCATCGCCATCAGCACCATCGGTGCCATCGTCGGAGTTGGATGCTGCGGCCCCGGCGTCACCTGAGCCGTCATCCCCGGAGCCCTGCTTGAGGAGGAGCTCCTCCCCAGCGATGGCCTTGGCCAGGAACTCTGGCTCGGCTTCGAGCTCGCCGGTCAATTCCAGGTGCCCCTCTGAATCGCTCTTGCCGAGGATGAACCCACAGGCCTTGTTGGCAGGCCGGTCCACCAGGGAGAGCTCAGCCAGGTGCCCGCCCGCGACAATTCCGCCACGGGCCTTCCCTGAGGGGTCACGGTTAATGACCGGGCGGGCGATTCCGACCGAATAGGCGGTCAGGACACCCTTCTCCACGAGCCTTTTAGCGACTGGCTCGACTACCAGGCTCTTAACCCAGTGCCCGCCATCGCCGTCCTTGTCGATTTCGACAGAGATGCCCTTACCAGCAGGGTCGCGGAGTGCCTGGTGCTGCACGCGGACATTGCCACCAGTCTCGATCCAGGTCTTGAGCGCGGGCCCACTCCACTCCGGGCTCACGATTTGTTCGTCAGAATCGACACTGCCATCGGTGGCCTTTCCGTACACCACCAGATCGCCGTCATCATTCTTGTCCCATTTGGTAATAGGGAATGAGACATAAGTGAGCTCATCGACGGCTGTTGCCACATGCCTCCTGGGCAGGTTGGGTAGATGCGCGAGGACGCGCGGGAGAAAAAACCGGGCTGGCAGGCTCACGCCAGGGCGTCCCGGCGGACCTAATAAGCGAGGGAAGGAGGCCCCTCGTGGATGAGGACTATGAAGCCGAACTGGCCGGACTGCTGGACCGCCTGGCCGAGGTGGACAGGCGGCTCACTCCTGAGGTGATTGAACTCAAGCTGGCTGAGTGCCTGGCCCGGGCGGGGTACAGCACCCATCGCAACCATGGGCGCCCTGCCATTCAAGGTGCGGGTAGCGGCACTTCTCCTCCGCCCACCACGCCAGGCCCGCGGGCGTGACCAGCGGCTCATCCGGGCAGTCATGCTCCGGGGTGAGTGACAGTGCATAGGCCATGTGATCAGGGTCAGGGTGGCCCACGCCATGGGGGCAGAGCCGCTCCATGACCTTGGTGTCGGCCCGCCAGTTCATCGGCCAGGTGGCCATGTGATGGCCGCTGGGGCTGTGAATGCAGCAGGGAGTGTCCCTGCCTTCACAGACTGACCGCGGGTGGGTCATGAGCACGGCCTCACCGATCTGCATGCCAAGCACGGGCTCAGCCACCTGCACGATGGTCAGGTCAAAGTCATCGGAACTCACAGCCGGCCTGACAATCTGAATCTCTGGTCGGTGGCTACCCGGGCCATCCGCTCGATCCTGGACCGGGAGCGGCTCCAGCCAGTGGTCACCAGCAGGTCATCACCTGGGATGGACTGGGCCAGCCACCAGGCATAGCCATGGCCGCTTTTGCGGGTCAGCAGGCAGGTACCCCTGGTGGCGCCAACGATCTCCAGAGCCCGCTGCACATGCTCATCTGAGACTGGGAACACCTGGGCAGCCCGCTTGCTGCGGGCAGCCCGCCGCTTCCTGGCCGCGAGGTCGATGGCGATGGTCTCAATGACCGTCAGGGCCCCCAGGCCACCCCAGGTCACCCAGTTCCAGAACATCACGGTCAGTAGCGTAGCGGGTGCTGTAGGTGATGGGCACCTGGTTAGGGTGCCTGGCTCAGCCCCAGCCAGTAGCGGGCAGTCTCCCAGGCCGGAAACACACGAACGTGGTCCTGAACCACATCAGGCACATAGGGCCTGGACGGCAGCCACACATCCAGGCCCTCCCGGGCGATGGTGGTCCGGGTCATGGGGTTGTCATCGATCAGGAGGGCTGGCTTGCCTGGCCCGTAGCGGGTGGTCAGGTATTTGGGCTTGTTGCCCAGGCCCACAGCCACCACCGGGGGAGCCTTGATGCCCCAGCCTGACAGCCAGGCCTGGGTCTCCCCCGCCAGCAGAGGATGCCGCTCTGTGACGATCTGGCTGGAGTAGCCAGCCTCCATGGCCGCCATCATGGTGTCAGCGGCATGCCAGTCAGGTGCGCAGGAGCCCAGCAGGTCAAAGCCAGTCCCGATCTCGCCCAGGAGCCAGGCGGCTTGGTCAGCGGGCAGCATGGTGGACAGCACCCGGCCAGCGAAAAACCGCTGGGCCACCGGGTCATAGTGAGTGCCGAACCTGGCGTTCAGGGCTGAGCACAGGGCCTCCGCCGTGAAGCTCAGGATGCCATCCACATCCCAGATGAGCACTGGCCTGGTGGTCAGTGCACCCAGGGTGGGTGGCCATGCCGGGGTTGACGCCACCGTGAGCGTCCTGGGGATATTCCAGGCCGCAGCCTCCACTGTGGTGCCACCAGCATCAGCCGCTGTGGCCAGGTCAGCAAGGGTCAGGTTGGCTGGGTCACCATGATCCTGCGAAGGCAGGAGGCATCCGCAGTTCAAGCACATTTCCACACCTCAGCACATTGCTTGCCGTACTCAGAGAACACCTCTCTGCGGGTGCTCAATATCCCGGTAGGTGTCGGAGGCCAGCCTCCGGGCACGCCGAAAGTTGTCCGGAGGCCACCCCTCCGCGGGTGCTTGGCACAATGAGCGGCAGTCAGAGGAATGCCCTCTGCGGCAGCTAGTCAGCGGGCAAGCCCCGCTGAGGGCGTGAAGTCAGGTCAGCGGTCACCCCGCTGCGGGCCCACGCGAAACCGTCCTTAGTCGGTGGCCACCCCACCGCAGGTCCTGTTTCCGATGAAGCCGCGAGGTCGGAGGGCTGAGCTCCTCCGCGAGCACTCAGGATTGATCATTGGACAGTCGGAGGCTGCTCCTCCGCGAGCACCCGCAGCCTAGCAACCACCTGCTCACCACCAGGCAGGACCGTGATGGCCTCCACCTGGGCCGGCCACTCCTTGTAGTTCTCCCCGTCATCCCCATACCAGCGCAGGGAGGTCTTCCGGCCCACCTCATGGGCGTAGGCATTGGGCCGGTAGAGGTCCCCTGGGGGCGGGAACCAGCCGAGCTCCACCACCATGCCGGGCTTGAGGTCACTCATGGCCTGATCACCGCTGGATTCAAGCCCTGCACCGCGCATTCCCAGTAGTAGGCACATGTGGCGCAGATGTAGTCAAAGGGCACCTTGGCGAAAGGATTCGTTTCCCTCTGGTATGCGCCCCAGCATTTATCATTGCCCCAGTCCTGGTAGCGGCCAATATCTCTGAGGTCCTTGCCAATGAGCCACCCAGGCAGCCTGTAATACTCCGCCATGTGTCGGGCTGGATCTCCCTTGTATTGCCGAACATCCGTGACTATAGGTATGACCAGTTGGAATGGCTTGTTGTCCGGGTCCTGCTTCACCTCATGCCCGAACAGCACCCCATCTGGGTAAGGGGTTGACCTGATGCCGGTACAGCCGATGTCCCCGCCAATCTTGGACGGGTTAGGTCCTGGACGGAATGCCCACTTCTCGACCCACTCATCGAATCGGTCAAAGCCTGTGGCACCCGCACCCTCCGAGAGGGTGCCCTCGATATGCATGCACTCGCTGGCTTTGTAACCACGCTGGGTAACTCCAGCATGCCGTTCCCGAAGGCTGTACTCCCATGCATTGGCTGCCCGTAGCTGACCTATTTCGACACACTTTGCATTCCGTGCTGGGGGCTGCCTCACCAGAAAATCACGCCGGTAGGTCATGGCTCAGTCGCCTGACATCACCAGGGGGGCTGGGAGCCCATCACTGAACTCGATCCTGGTCTCGTACTCGCTGTGCCCATGCACATGCCAGAAGTCGGCCCAGGTCTCCCACACCGAGGTGGAGCGGTATCCAGTGAGCCAGTGCACTGCCACCGTGCCATCAGCGAAGATGGCCCCCTCGTAATCGGGGCCCCTCCCCGCATTGGTGAGGCCCTTCTCGTGGTACTCCTCTGGCGGCTTGGGCCTGAAGCCGACGAAGGAACGGGGCAGAGCGAACATCTGGGCAGGTGCAGTCACAGGCATCCTCCGAACTAAGTTGACAGCGTATGCATATGGCATTACTGTCAGGGCTGTAGGGCAAAACAACTCAAGAGAGGAACCCAGGGATGAACCTCGGCGATTACGATGACGACGGCTTCGCGCTTGTCCACCGGATCATCTGCCACTCTGGCTGGGAGGCCTGCAATGGCTCACACCAGACCGCTGCCCAGGTCAAGGCCTGCTTTGAGGCCATGAACACCCCCGGAGCCTGGCCCTGCTCATGGCTGATTCCGGTCCTGGGCGAGGATGGGGTCTACACCGTGGAATGCGGTGCAGCCACCACCTATGACCAGAGCGGGGATGGGAGCTACTCCTGCACCGTGGGCCACTACCACGTACCAGCAGAAGTCATGGCAGCCAGGGGCGAGGCTTATGCCTCAGATGAATATGAGGCCAAGGCACTTGCCAGGAACGGCGTCCTGCCCCTCCAGATGGACGGCAAGGTGTACGTGATCTGAGACCCTGATCCACAAGAAGGCCAGGCCCTGAAAGGGGTGCTGGCCTTCTTGGCTGTCAGAAGGAGGAGATCGGCAGCGGTGCACCCAGCACATCACCAGGGACAAGAGCACAGCGGCACAGCGGGTGGGCTGGAGGCTGGTCATCACCAGAGCCGCTGAATGCCAGCCCCAGGGCAATGAACCCGTCGTCCTGGTTCAGGTCGCACACGTAGCAGACCCGCTCATCGGCCGCGGTCAGCCAGGCCACAGTCTGGGTTCCGGCCTGGGCGTAGTAACCCAGCATCCCCTCAGCCAGTGACCAGGTTGTCTCCGTCTGGGTCACCATCAGGGATGAGGTGGTGTCCCCGAGCTCATCCTCAAGCTCAGCTTCGAGTTCCTCGGCTGTGATGTCCTCCGGGGCTTCCCTGAGCACGGTCCCCAGGCGCCCCAGCCTGGTGGCCACCATGCCAGGGACCCGTTCCTCAGCACCCCGCTCCAGCACGTCCGCCAGTTCCTCAGCATCATGCCGGGACAGTGGCTGGTCCAGGAGCTCTGCGGCTGAGCGGCGGCCCAGGTGGTAACCACGGGCCCAGAGCCTGTTCAGGACCTCGGTGAGCACGCTCCCGGTTGCCTGGCCCACTGCCGTGTCCCGCAGGAATGCCGCTGCCCCCTGGTGAGCTCCAGGCAGGTCTGTGCGGGCCAGCCAGTTGCGGGCCAGGCCCCTGCTGGAGATGGACTCCCTGAGCGCCTGGGCGAGCTCCCTGGCCGCGGCCAGGGCCAGGGCCACGTCATGCTCCCAGTGCGGGACTTTGGCACGGGCTGGGAGCTTCCGCTGGAGCTTGACCGCCACCTCAGGCATCTGGGTGGATCTTGTTGAGCTTGTGGCGGTTCATCTCCCCGTCCCAGGGCCCATGGGAGGTGTCCACGTCCCCCACCCAGGCCTTGAGGGACTTCAGGTGCTGGTGGCGGGCGGCCAGGGTGCGGTGCCAGCCATCAGCGATGTCCAGCTTGCCGCCAGCGGGAGTGCGGACCAGGACCAGCGGGGCGAGATCCTGGCCATCAGCGATGGACTGGGCGATCAGGGCCACCTTGGACTCATCCCGGCCCCCACCTGGCCGCCTGGCCATGTTGATGTCAGCCAGCGGGACCTGCTGCGGGCCGTGCCAGCGGGCTTCCTTCACCCACTCCAGGACTGAGCCGGGGTAATGCCGGCCCAGGTAGGCATACACCTCATGAGTCAGGTCCCCATGGCCCTGGTGGCTGGTGACCTCGGTGGCGTCTTTGGCCACTGAGCGGGCCAGGGCAATCGTCTGGTCCACCGACAGGCCCTTGCCCAGATCCTCCTCGATGGTGGCCATGAGCCAGCCAGGCAGGTCATGAGGCTGCCAGCCACCCACCGGGCCACCCTTGCGCAGGTAGCTGCGCAGCAGATCGAGCTCCCGGCCCATGGCCTTGCCCGCTGGCTTCTTAGCCGCCGCCGTGCTGGCCGCACCAGCGTGGGCTGGAGTGGCATCATTGCTGCGGTCTGGCTTGGGGGCTGTCAGAGCAGAGCGTGGCTTGCCTGAGGGCAGGGCCTGCTGAGGCTTTGACTGCGGCTTGGCCTGGTTCTGGTTCTGCTGTGGCTTGGATGGGTCCTGCTGGCCTTGCTGTGGCGGCTGGGCGGCCTGCTGGCCGGCTGGTGGTGCCTGTCCTGGCAGCATGCCAGGAGGGGCAGGCTCCGTGCTGATAGCCGACAATGGAATGTAGCCTGAACGCTGTGTGGCCCAGCCTGGGTCAGACGTGATCGGCAAATTCCACGGGTCCAGGCCCAGTTCCTGCCTGGCCTCATCGATAGAGCGCATTCCAGCACTCACCTGAGATACCAGCAATGCGGTCAGGGTTTCAGCGTCTTCATCTTCCTCAAGACCATCCCATTGCCATTCAAGGTCGGTCTGGCCGCACACCTTCTGGATGATGGTGTCAAAGATGGCGGACTTGAGCCACAGCAGGAGCGGGACGACGCCTTTGCGCTCCTGGATGTCCTGGCTGGCTTTCGCCATCTGATTGGCGGCACCTGAGGACTGTGTGGCACTGACTCTCGGGCTGATGCCCAACTCCATCGGCATAACCTGAAAGGCCATGCAGACCTGAGTCATGATGATTTCGTCAAACTGGTCAGCCAGCGGAACTGGCTTCTGCGGGTCCACTTTTGAACCCCCAGGCAGGACGATAATCTTGTGCTTCCATGACTGGTCCCCGGCCAGGGCATTAAGCGCGTCCTGTAGCTCCCTGATCTGGGCTGGAGTCATGTTCGCATCCCCTGGGGACACGAACAGGCCCGGGATGGAGCCCTCCTGGAAGAAGTTAAGCTGGTAACCCTGCTTGTTCAGTCCGGTCATGACCGGGATAATGGCCCGCTCAATGGGTGCCTGCCCATACACGGTCCAGGTCCGCTGGTTGAATGGCAGATACAGCAACTGGTCGCCGCGGTATTCTGCGACCAGTGCCTCCTCACCTGGCTTGTCGGAACCCAGAAGAATGGTCATCAAATCCACTCTGGGAACGCCGTAGAGGAATTGCTGATAAGCCGGGTTGGGAGGTGGTGGCTTACCTCCGCGAATGTCCACCAGAGGGCGGATCAGTGAGCCGTCAATTACGTCCAGAGCAGCCACGCTGGAGCCGAGCAATCCCTTGGCTTTGCCCATGGCGGGCTGGATGTAAAGGGACAATGCGTCCGTGACGAAGATCTCCTCCAGAATGGTGTCAAACCAGGAGGAGAAATCGGCATACTCGGGGTCGGGACGGCGGAAGAATTTGACGGCCTGCTCACGCCGTTTGGCGAAGTCGGCCATGCCGGAACTGGAGCCACGCAGAGCCTTGGCCGCGGACTTGGTGAGAGCGATATCCCAGCCGATGCCCCTGAGCTCAGCCTTGCGAAGATCAATGCAGGCCCGGGCCACACTGTAGAGATCGGCCAGTGTCCTCAAGGTGGAGAAGTCGGCCAGCTTGCCCCAGCCCTCCGTGCCGGGCATGCCCATCGGCATGTCCCAGCCGACCGGATACTGCCGGCGCCTGGGCTCAGGCCGCGCCTCACCAGGAGGAGGCTGGTCAACTGGCACGGTCTGGATGGGTGCCAGCGGCCCGAACATGCCGCTCAGGAAGGTGAACGGGTCCCTGGGCAGGTCACGGCTGACACCCTGGGTACGGCCCGAGCCTGAGGCCCAGTCACCGTAGGACTGCACCAGCGGGCTTGGGCCTGGCCCGATGGATGGGGCCGTTACGCTGCCGTATCCCCCAGCCTCAGGGTTGGTGGCCTTGATGGCACGAAGGATCGCCCGGGTCTTCGCGGGGCTGACAGGCGCCATGACTCACCTGCCGTCCTGACCTGGTGGGTTGACAGCATTACGAGTATGGCATTACGATGGTGCCACAACTTCACAGGGACCCAGGGGCCGCAAGGCAGCCAGGACCACTACCGCCGAGGGCATGAGCCACCAGCCAGGTGCTGACCTCATGAACCTGCCGGGGAGCGGGGTAAGGCTGGCAAGATGCGGCGGGCCCTGGGCCCTGAGGAGCTAACTGAACAGAGCGTTCCCGCGGGCGCATGAATCGCGCAGCGGTGCAGCAGGGGAATACTGCTGTGGGTGGCCGGTCACAGAAGCCGGACTAAGAGCGTACAGACGCTGCCAGGCTGACTGTGGCGCACGTCAGCGGGACACTGGAGACCAGGGGCAGGCGGGAACCAGGTGGGCCCACAGAGGTCCCCGACATGCTTGAGGGACGGGCAGCCGCACCTCTGGTCTCCAGACCCCCCAGGGGGACTCTGGCTGAGAAGGGCTTTCGGGCCTCAAGGACTCCAGGGACCTGCGGGGCGGCGCACCTCTCCTGCCAGGTGCGTGCGGCATACCCCTGGGGGCAGGCAGGGTCACCCACCCCACCCGAGGGAGGCATCCGATGATCCGCCGCTACGTGGCCAGCCTCATCGTCCATGACACCAACTTGGCTGGTGACCGCCTGAATGCGGAACTCAGCCTGGAGCTTGATGTGAAGGTTGAGCCCACTGGCCACAGGCAGGCCGCCTGGGCGGCAGCTAACCAGGCCTTCCGTGACATCGGGCTTGGCCCCATCATGGACCGGCCCACTGCCCGCGTGGACATCTCTGTCAGCCCTAAGTGACCCACACCCGAGGAGCTCCATGAGCACCAGCAGGAAGAAGGGCAGCACCCCGCCCAAGCCCTGGACCCCACCCAAGCCCTGGCAGCGCATGGGCCGGGCCAGCCGGGTCAGGAGCACGGCCCTGCGGAAAGCTGAGGCTGCCAGCCCTGTCGTGGCTGAGGCCATGGCCAGGGTCCGTGCCGAGACTGAGATGTGGCGGAACAACCTCTACATCGCCACTGTCCGGCGCCGGGAAGATGGCTCCGTTGAGAGCATCTCCGTGCGCCGGGACGACCAGAGCCCTGTCCACCCCTGGAGGCATCTCCAGTGGATCAAGAACGACATCGCCGGGCCTGAGGCTGAGGCAGTCAACCTGCACCCGGCTGAGTCCCGTCTGCTGGACACAGCCAACCAGTCCTGGCTGTGGGTCCTGCCCCCGGGTCACCACTTCCCGATGGGGTTCAATGAGGGCCGCATCGTCAGCGATGAGGTTGACCCAGCCCAGTTCCCCGGGGCTGTCCAGTCCCCTGGAGCTCGCTACCTCTACCACACTGGAGGTGGCTGACCATGAAGCCGCTGCACCACACTGGCGACTCATCCAACATCGCGTTCTATGCGGCCGAGCTCAGCCTTGGTGAGGAGCCAGCCCCTGGTGATGTCTGGGCTGAGGTGCTGAGGTCTGACCACACTGGCCCAACCCTGAAGCGCCGCAAGGTGCCGGTGTTCCACTTCCGGGTTGAGAGCTACAGCCCTCGGGGCCGCGTCGCTGAGTTCACCTATGAGCCAAAGGCCAGGCCGGCCACTTTCGCCCTGTCCGACCGCACCGTCAACAAGCTGGTCCAGGAGGCCCTGAAGGGCTCTTGACCAGCCGTTTTGTCACACCCTGCATGGATAATGGGAAGCGCCCGCACACCCAGAGGAGCACCCGATGAGCGAACCCGGGCCGGAGCACAAGATCAGAGTGAGCCGGATCAATGACTTCCTGACCAGCATGCCAGGCCTGTTCGGCTTCACCCCTGAGCGCAGCCTGGCGCTCTGTGCCTTCAGCGCAGAAGGCCGCATGGTGATCGGCTTCCGGTATGACCTGCCTGACGAGGCGGGCATCATGGATGTCTGCCACCATGCCATGGCCACCCTGGAGGATGCAGATGCCTTCACCGTGATCGGCGTGGGCTACGGCACTGAGGATGAGGTCTGGCCCACCATGCATGCCCTCATGCGCAACCTGGACGCATCGGTGGTGGGCGTCTCTGACCTGCTGCGGGTTGAGGGTGACCACTACTGGTCCTACGTCCGGGGTGACGACTACCCCGACCAGGGCAAGATCCTGAACCCGGACAATGAGGTGGCTGCCTCCCTGGGGGAGCTTGGTTTCACTGGCTCAGGCAGCCGGGCCGACCTGGTGGCCAGCATCGCCTTCACCCCCACCGAGGCCATGGCCGATGCCATCGAGGAGGCCATGGAGGCCGCGGTGGAGATCTACCACGAGGACGTGGAGGCGGCCCTGGGCCGGTGGCGCGGGATCATGGAGCGGGCCGTTGAGCTCTACCGTGGCGGCGGGACCCTGAGTGACCCGCGGGCCCTGGCTGACCTGGCCCTGGCGGTCTCAGACATCAGGGTGCGGGACCTGGCCTGGGCCATGATGGACCTGGCCTGGAAGCAGGAGCACCGCCGCCTGTGGACCGATCTGCTGCGGAATGTGGATGCCCTGCTGGCCCCGGCACCGGGCTGCCTGCTGGCCATCGTCGCCATGCAGCTTGGTGACGGGCCGCTGGTCAACGTGGCCCTGGACCGGGCCACCGAGCTCCCCGCCAATGAGGACTACTCCCTGGCCCAGATCCTCAGGCAGGGAGTGGCCATGGGCATGAAGCCCGAGGATGCCGTGCCGCCACCACTGTCAGTGGCCCTGAGCAACTTCCACGCCTGACCGGACCATGCCCGGGCTGGGAGGACCACCACGCCAGCCCGGGCATGTCCGTGTCTGGAGTTGACGCCATACCCGTTATGGCATTACGATGGCCAGGAGTACCAGACCCACACCCGAGGAGCACACATGAACAACCTGAAGGGTGAGCAGATCACCGCGGCCACCCTGACCCTGGGCGAGCCAGTGCTCGTGTTCGATATCAACAGGCGCAAGGGTGAGCCGCCCTTTGAGGGAGTCATCGCCCAGGTCGGCCGCAAGCTGGTCACGATCCACTACGGCTCCAGGCAGAGCATGGTGGCCAGTTTCCGCATCGAGGGCCAGCGGATCAATGACAACTATGGTCACCAGTGGTTCAGGACCCTGCCGCAGGCTGAGCTTGATGGCCGCCGCATCGCCGCCCTGGCCACCCTGAGGGAGTACGGCATCATGCCGAGCTCCACCCCTGGCTACACGCCCAAGCTCAAGCTCTCCCAGCTTGAGGCCATGGCCCTGGTGGCTGACAACCCGGACAACTACCCCGACGACCCCGCCTGAGGAGAAGCCATGCAGGACATCCGGCGCATTGACACCAAGGACCAGATCAAGGCTCTGGCCGCCAAGCTGGGCGTGCGCCTGGACTGGCACGAGCCAGATGAGCAGAAGGTCACTGTCCAGGTGGCTGGTGACACCTTCGACAACGCTGGCCACTGGGGCACCGCCTGGGATGCCTCCAGGGCCAGGTATCAGGAGGAGCTTGGCCCCAGGATTCACCTGGGCGGCGGCGAGTTCTGCGTCACCGTGCTCCAGGATGGCCAGCCAGTGGCTGAGGTCAACCTGGCCACCCTGTTCGCCCTGGCCTGCCAGGGCTCAGCCTGACCGCTGACCGCGGTGCCTGGCCTGGCGCTCAGGGCCAGGCACCAAGGAGAACGGTCAAGCCCACACCCGCAACACCCACCCGGAGGAACAGATGAACGAAGACCAGCCCGGCCAGACCACATCAGGTGCCCTGATCATCGGTGGCGAGCAGTACATCGTGACCAGCGCCCTGGAGGTCCCGATCACCGACCGGAGCGACCCGCAGTATGGCGGGCGCATGACCCGCTTCACACTGCGGCTGGCTGAAGGTGGCCGCCGCCGCTGGACCACCGTGGGCCATGCCATCACCAGCAACTCAGTGCTGGTCCCGGTGGAGTGTGCGTACTGCTTCACCGAGGAAGGCCCGTTCGATGTCATCAACCTGGCTGGCAACATGGCCTGTCACCAGGTCGGCAACTGCCAGGTGCGCCAGGCCCAGCGGAACGGCGTGCCGCAGGTGACCTCCCTGGAGTGGGAGACCACAACCGTCAGGCGTCACCGGGTCACCCTCACCCTGGAGGAGATCCGCGAGGTCTTCGGCTTCGGCGGCACCCCGGATGAGGGGGTGTTCTCCCACATGGTGGCCATGCTCAAGTGGCACAGCTACCCCTGGTTCGCCAAGCTGGTGGACTCCGCCAGGGCTGAGGACATGGGTGAGCAGTTCGGCCGGGTCACCCACAACTGGCTGATGGTGGACGGAATCGAGCACCAGGAGCTCTGACCGCTCGCCGCGAGTGCCCAGCCGGGGTTTGGGGTCGGACACACACGGGGCTGGGCACTCAAGGGGAACGGTCAGAAGGAGGAGACACCCATGCTCAACATCATCGGCCCGATCATTGTCGGCGCCATCGTCGTGGCCTGTGTGATTCTCGTTGGCCTGATGGTCTATGAGTGCAGCAGGCCCTAGTTGCGCGTGCGGATTCGCTCCACCACGGCGACGGCGAAGCCGAGCAGGTGCAGGGCCAGGAAGACCAGGCCCAGGTAGAGCAGGGACGTGGCATCGATCCATGAGTTGCCAGAGAACTTGAAGCCATGGAACAGGAACGAGAGAGCAAAGCACAAGACCGCGAGGATGCCGAACATATGCTCCTAATTGGAGGTTGAGTCCTGCTCTGGTGGTTCGGGTGGCTGAGGCCTGGGATGGGCTAGCTGCTCACGCAGCCGCCGCAACTGAGACAGGGACCTGGGGTCAAGCTGGTCGGCAATGGTGGGCTCTGCCTTCTTGCCGCTCACACAGTCCCAATGATGATCAGGCCACCCTGGCAGGTGGCTTCATGTGTGCGCCGCTCAGCCAGCATCACCGGGAGATCCCGGTCAGTGTTGGCTGTCCAGGTCTTCCCGCAGAACCGCTCACCCTGGGTGCAGAGCATCACATAGGGCAGGTGCAGCGGGGAGCCAATCACTGACCCTGGGAGCTCAGCGGAGGGGCTGGAGGTGACTTTGACGGCCAACGGGCCCGCCTCCTGTCTGGACCTGCGGCGGGGCCGAAGTGCATGACGACGGCCCCGCCGCAGTCCTGTTAGCTACAGCGCCAGGCCAACGCCAAGCACCAGTGAAAGCTGCACGGCCAGAGCCAGGGCAAGATGGAACATGACTGCCTCCTTCCTGTTTGCTGGGTACGGCAACGGCACACCTAGGCTCCCGATTCAGCGGGCATGTCCTCAGGCCACTGGATGCCATCTTCTGGCCACCTGCCAGGTGGCCAGAAGGAGACAGCGGCCAGGACGCCGTTGGTGTGGAACTCCAGCCGGCGCACCCGTGGGCAGGCCCGGGCATGAACTCCTCCGCAGTGATCACAGCGGCGCTGGCGGTAGACCTCCCACGCCTCTGTGATCTCCTCCGGGCTGAGCTCATCCTCTGGGCCTGCCGCGGGTGCATCCTCCATCAGGCGGTCGGCTCCTGCTCAGGCTCACCTGGCACCAGGTCAATCGTGACCGCTGGCCCAGCGGTCACGATGATGGCCTCAGCACCCTGGAGGCCGGTGTTGCCGCCGACCACGGTGATGGTGGCGGTGCCTGGTGCGACCGCGGCAACCTCAGCGGAGGTGGTGTCATCTGAGACCGTGAGCGTGACGATGGCACCTGTGGCGTCATCTGAGCTCCAGGTCCAGGTGTCAGCGGGGGCATCGACCTGGACGCCCTTGTCGTCAACACCACCGAGGCTGAAAGCCACCTCCTGGTCATCCTGCAAATTCAGGCTGGTCGTCATTCTGGGTTTCCCTTCTGTGCTTGGCTGGCCGGGGATGAGGATTAGTTCGACGGCTTGCAGAGAGACCCGCTCCCTCAGCCAGGCGTAGGCGCGGTGCGCCACAGCCAGCCAGCCGTCCAGGTCTTCGCGGGAGCCACCCCAGGGGGGCCACTGCCGCCGCTCCGTGCCAGCCACGAGTTCGGTGGCGGCCTTGAGGGCCGCACGCCGGTCCTCGGCATCGGCTTTGAGGTAGGCGAGTTCGGACGGGGTGTAGAAGGGGGCAGGCAAGTTGGGCAGCCTCCATCCAGGTGCTGGCTAAGGGGGGGCCTGGTGAAGGCTCAGGCGAAGTCAGGGGGCAGCACGAGGTAGGCCACAGTGCTGGTGTCAAAGCTGGAGGTGGACCGCACCTGGAAGCCGGTCCCGGGGGTCAGGCTGGCCATGTACGGGCTGCCGACCGTGCCGCCTGGCACCTGTGTGGTCAGGTAGACCAGCGAGCCTGCGGCGATGGTGGTCAGGGACACATTGGCCTGGCCGGCCGAGAGCTCCACAGTCCCGTTGGGCAGGCTGACAGACCCGCTCTGGCCGTTGAATGAGATCACGTACAGCCCTGGGCTGGGCGTGGCCATGCTGGGCACTGGGGCCAGGGCTGAGATGTCTACGGACGCACCCAGCGATGAGGGCAGAACCACGTTGAAAGCGGGCTGCGGGTACATACCACCAGACCCGCCGATGGCCTCAGTGACCGTGTAGTAAAACGGGTTCGGCCTGATGGAGTCGTTGTCCGTGCAGGGCAGCGTGATCGAGAACGAGCCAGTGTCATCCAGCACGGCAGTGACTGGCAGGCCGGTCAGGATGACCTGGCCCTCAGTGTCGGTCAGCACCGTGCTGGGGGTGAAGATCACGGTCCCGCTGGCTGGGTTTGAGGTCACCCCGAGGTACTGGCCAGTGACCGTGATCGTGGTGATGTCACCAGGGAGGCCGGTCATGCCAGAGCCCCAGGGTTCTGCATTTTGGGTGCCCACCTCTCTGCGGCGTGTCAATGGCCGGTGGTGTCAGGAGGCGGGCTTAAATTCAGCCCAACTGAAAGACGTGTGCCCTGGAGACCCGACGAGAGGAGCACAAGATGCCGAGAGGTGCCAACGGCGCTGGCCGGCCTGGGAGCAGGAAGCCCAGTGCCCACATCCGCAGGAAGCGGGCCCGCAAGTTCCGTCCCGCTGAGAAGGTGATCAGGGCTGAGGCCCTGACTTGCCCGGAGTGCGAGAAGAAGGCCTTCCTGGGTGAGAAGGAGGCTTCAGCGGCTTCCCTCAGGGCCCATGGCCACAGGATGCGGACCTACCGCTGCCGGGACGGGAAGGGCAATCCCACCGAGTTCTGGCACTACACATCCCAGACCTCATCCCAGGCCCGGCGTGCCCGCAACTGGGCCCGTGGCCCGAACCTGAACACGCCTGATGGCCTGGACAAGGCTGGCATTGACCACACCCTGGATGAGGCTGCCTAGGCAGTGAGGATAAGCCTGGTCAGCCAGTAGGCCCCGACCACGATCATCACCAGCAGGACCGCGAGCGCGAGCAGCCTGGCGAAGTCCAGCAGATCCCGCAGGTAAGGCCGCCAGTTCACCCGCTGCCAGGCTCCTCGCCCGCATCACTGTCGCCCTTGGCCAGCAGGCCCGTGCCCGAGGTGGTGGTCATCTGGACTGGCTCACAGCGGTGCGCTGCCATCCAGGGGGCCATGACAGTGCCGCAGTCCGTGCACTTCCACCCAGCCTGCATGGCGGGCTGGGGTGGGTAATTGATGTTGGTGGTCCAGGGGTAAGCCACCGTGCTGGAGGTGGCATAGGTGCTGGGATCGATCCAGAACGTCATGAGGTCACTTCCTCCTTGGCTTCGATGATGGCCAGGGCCGCGGCGGGCAGGACCATGACCTTGATGCCTGAGCCCCAGTTCTCGAGAGTGGCCTGTGCGCTTTCCTGGAGCTCGCGCAACTGCCTGGGTGAGAAGAAGGTGCTGACCCCGATCACCAGGATCTCGCCAGGCCTGACTGCAACCACGCACTCGCGGAGGAGCTCCCGCACCTCGTCCTTGCTGAGCCAGTTGTCGCTCTGCCTGTCCTGCTGGTCCTGGACCTTGATCCGCTCAGCCCCCAGGCGCTCTGCTTCTGACAGCGGGTCCACCTGCTTTCCTCCCAGGCACTCAGGACACATCCCAGCGAAGTGGCCATGCTCACAAGCCCAGGACATGCGGCCTCCTGAGTTGACACCATATTGGGTATGGCATTACTGTTGCCCCATGACATCCACCACACCCCAGGGAGACACCCCGATGGCTACTGCTGCCCCAGCCCAGCCCAAGATCCGCCGCTGGTACCTGATGTGGGCCTACGGCGATCTGCTCAAGCTGGAGGCTGAGATGGAGGCCGCTATGGCCGCCGCTCCCAGCAAGGACTCTGATGAGTACCTGGACGCCAAGCGGGTCGCCCGCAGGGTGGACGTGGAGCTCGGGATCAGGGGCCTTCGTTGACCACCAGCCAGCCCAGGCCAGCCCCCGGCACTCAGCCGGGGGTTGCTGCCGCTGATGGCAGCACCTTTGGCAGCCCCCTGCTGATGACCCGCGATGAGATCGACACCTCAGCCGTGCGGGCTCACTGCCGCGAGGCCCACCATGCCTCCAGGCTGCCCCGCGCCAATGTCGATGTGGCCACCTGGCATGCCCACCAGCACCATCGGTATAGCTCCAGCCTCAGCCACATCCACAGGGGCTTGTGGGTGCAGATCATCAGGCCAGGCAACCCTCGTGGCGCTGGCCAGGTCACCCGGCCCCTGGGCTGGTACACCGGCCAGGATGCTGTCAGCCGTGAGCAGTTGCGTGAGGAGTGGCAGGCCAAGCTGGCCGCCGCACGGAGGTGGCAGTCATGATCAAGCACCTGTGCTCGGGCACCAGCCAGTCAATGGGCGGCGTCCAGGGTGGCATGCGCCGCAACCGGCCAGTCACCTGCCCCGTGTGCGGCCGGAAGGTCTGCATGCGGCCTGGCCGTGCTGGCCGGCTGTTCCCGCACTCTGCTGACCCCAAGCCTGGTGACCCCAAGCCCAGGGGTGAGGATGATGACTGAGCGGGCCTACCCCAGGGAGCTCTACCTTGGTGCCCACCATGCTGGCTGGCTGTGGGCCAATGGGCTCAGGCGCAGGCCACCACTGTTCGTCTCCCACAACACCCTGAAGGGCTACAAGACCCTGAAGCCAGCCACTGGGCCATGGGCACTGGACTCA